TCGGCCTGCAGGGCTGTGAAACCCCAAGACCACGTATCTCTATTCCAGAAACACGTTGACGAACCCATAACTACGTCCATCGGCGCCCAGAAGGCGCAGTCGTACGTTTCAGCCACCCCTTTGCTCAAACCTTGCGGCAAAAGTCGTAGGGGGTCGTAGGGAACAACAAAACGGAGGGGTTTTGGTACTTTGCTTCGCAGCATTGTCCTAACCTCCCGAAAATAAAGTTCCTGAAGACCACCCCTTCGGAGTGACTGGTTATGGAAACCAAAGATCTGCTCGAGACTTGAAATCTCGTGATCCAGGTTAACAGGACGGACGTTCACGCCACTGTGGAAGTCCGCACCACAACTCTCCCGAAAAGGGCCTTCTGAGAAGGTCTTCTTGGGGTTAGGTTTGAAACCGAGGAACCTCAATAAAGAGATTACACGGTCAAAAACACTCCGACGAACAATAATATCGTCGCCGTAGACTCGAAAGTCTGGCTTGATACCACATTCGCGGTAAGCAGTGTGACACACGCTAGCAAATACGAGTGTCTGAAGCGGGAATACCGAACCGTTGCCCATGGAGGCAAAGCTTTCGTACCTGCCTACGTGCCCATTGGGAAACACGTAGTACTCAGATCGCAAACTGTCCAACAACTCAAACCACTCAGGTGGCAGAAGTTCTTTAACGAGGAGGTATGATAGCATTCCGCTAGCAGACCGCAAGTCAATCGTACAGTATGGATCATCCGATTCCCACTGATCAGAGCCAATAAAGGCCATGAGCTGATTAGGCTCCTGCTCAGTAAGGTCGATACCTGCATTGCGCAGCTTCGATCGGAGTTCGAGATCTACCCCTTTGAGGGGTACGGTATTGCATGTCGGTTCGTTAGCCACGATCCTTCGGATCGTAGCGTCCTTAATGACGAAAGCAATTTTGTTATTACGTACACGTTCACAGAGTTTGTCCAACAAGCGATAGAATTCACTTCTGTCGTAGCACACGAATCCGGCCTTGAATGTGTCGGGTGACAGTGATAGGACGTACTCGCGAATCTGGGCATGAGCCCAGAAGGCTTCGCAAACATGTAGAAAGGCGCTAGGTGATACGGTCCATCCACCACCAGTCGCAGCGTTGAGCTTGCGAAAGATGTTGGTTGCATTACCGTTCACACCCATGGATGCGCCCCCAGTAAAACTGCTCAGAGAATAGATGCGTTGATAATTCGGTGTAGGTCCCAAACCATCTACATCAACGTCAGCCTTGTCACGCAAGACATAGTTGATATATTCGCGCATCATATGGAAAGCCGGAGCTTCCCTGCCAGAGTTGTACCGCGCAAGCGCAGACAACTTTCGATTTGTCCATTTGCATCTGAATTCCGCATTGCGGAAAACGAGCCACGCATTGTCTTCAGGACTTACGTCCGGAAGATTGAGCGATGGGTACTTTCGAATAAGAGCAGATAGCTGATGCATGCGGTAATGCACCGCATGGTCCTCATACACCTGTGAGGACAAATCAACAGCCAGCTTTAACAGCCCTTGGTCGTCATTCGCTCGTATGCACTCAAGCACACGTTCGCGAATTTGATCAGGGTAGCCGTTACTGGTTACCGAAATCGTCAGAATCTCCTGCCAAAGGGGCCGGGATTTGACGGAGAGGTTGCGTACCTGACGCCTCGTCTCGTTTAAGCTGAGCATTACGCTCTCCTTGATTGTGCGACTGGTGGCCGTAATAGCCAATGTCGTTACGAATGATCAGTAGGAATGTAAATAACACCATTCCTACCAGCGCGATAACGGGATTCACTCCAGCAACTCGTACTGATTAGTGCGAGATTTGCTGCTTTTTGAGCAGATCCTTGAACGCGGTGGTGACCACGAGGGCACCGAGATCAGCACATACAGCATCAACTGCTGCATCACTCGTCCCTACCGGGATCGAGGCTGACAGATCAACAATCATGTCGCCAGACGTCGTCTTCGCACCCGTGAGGGTGTTTGTACGAGTCAGCTTAGAACGAGCGCGGGCGTTGCCGGAGTAGACAGAATTCCCCTTAGGAGGAACGCGAGACAATTCCAACCGGTCCTTGACCGAGATGGTATTGGCTGCGCCCAGATAGGGAATGGAGTTCGCACTTGTGGCCGCGTCTGCGGTGTACGTTTTCGAGTTGAAAGTAATTGTCATGATGGGATATTTTCCAAATATTGACAGTGAAATCTAATACCACGCGTCAGGCCGCAGAGTGCGGCCAGTTCGCGTTTTCTTTGGTACGATAGGAGGATTCCCAGCGGATTTCAAAGTCCCGGTTAAAAGTGCAACAAGAGTAAGTAACTTACTTTTGTCATTTTCGAGAGAACCCAACCCACGCCACGCCAATGAAGGCGGAGGTGCAGGAACAGTACGATCTTTGGTGATCGTAATGACGGATTCTTCTCCTGATCCATCTCGAACAGTCGACCATCCTGAAATAGGCAATGTGTAACCGCCAACGGAGCGTGAAAGCTTCGTTACCGTTGTTATTGTCATCCAGGAGGACAAGATCCGAGTGTTTGCGCTGGGTGTTAACGCAGAGATAAACTCCCCGAAATTCACGAACCAATCAATTACAAAGGACTTGGACATAGTAGCCCAAGCGGCGTTGGCGAAGTCCCTAGGACGTAGCCCCCACTGCTCCTCCGATAGAACTGCATCCTTGTAGGCATACAGATAGCCGACCGAAACGGTCACTGTCTGAGTCCATACGTATGTAGCACTATAGGTAATACCTGAGAAGGTCTCATTGACCGTCCAGCTATCACTGACCTGCTTCACCTCCTTGGATCTCGAAGTCTTTCGATTTCCACGGGTGTTCACAGGGCGCAAGTTTTCTAAAGCTCCTACTACTTCCTGTATCACGGGTTTAAATCCGAAGATAATAGACAGGTAGATGGACGCGAGGTCCTTCAACACATCACGAGGAAGCTTCCTGGCATCACCGACGCCAGAAAAACCACGGGTAAGACCATGTTTTCTAGACAGACGCGCAAGCGTATCTGCTAGTTTGATACCGGACGCAACGGGGTTGCGCAGGTATCTCAAGGTCTCTTTCGCTTCAAGGAGAGAGGTTGCCCCCTCAAATTGAGGCTGGTCGATGCCTGCCATCGCCCTAGTAGCCGCCAGATTGATCAACGGTTGTAGATCAATCTTGTCTTTCCACCGATTTACCGGCAGATCCGGAGACGTGAGTCTCCCCTGGGTCCAATGAGGACCCTGGAGGTCACCGACGTACGTAATGCCCGGTTGGACATTTTGGAACATCGGGCCGGAGGTGTTGCAAGTGCGAGTCTGCGACCAATAACTCATGTTATTGTTCACAATCTCGCCCTCTCCACTCAAGCGCTTAAAGGCGGTCGTAACCACATCCGTCATCTTCTCGCGTGTTCCACGCGAATCAGTAACTGTATAAACCGTTGCGGCGGGTCTCGGCACTTGCGTGCTGTTATACCATTGACCTGTTTGGGTCGCTGGATAAAAGAGACCGCGTTCGCGGGTTCTACTCTTACTGATGTTTTCGACTAAGGGGAGTGGCATTCGGTTGCTTCAGTTAAGGAAACACGGGTTATCAATCCGTGCTACCACGACAAGTGACCAAGGGCTTTATGACCCAGAGTCCTCAGTAGAAGCCTTCGGCAAGACCATACGGCCAAGTCGAAGAGTTATATCCACATTGGGTGATAAACCAATTGTCGAGACTAGAGTTAAATCTCTAGGACGTAGACGACATAAACCATCTACACCGGAAACCTTCGCCTTACGGCGGAG